GAGATCCAAGCCGCGATGGCTAAAGGTGTCGAATATGATCACGATGGTGATGGAAGCATCACTACCGGCGAAAAGTACAGACATCGTAAGGATCGTTTATATAGGTAGATAGATGGCTAGTAAAAGAGAAGACATCGTAGCACACATTGTGACACAAATCACAAGTATCACTGATATCAAAAAGGTCACACGTGACCCAATAGATATAACACAACTAAGTCGCGAAAGTTTCCCTCACGTGCTGATAGAAACAGCAAATGAATCAAGGGAAAACGCCAGCTTCGGTTCTGAAGTACGTCGTGTAGCAGAACTTGATGTTATCCTAAACGTAATAGTTATGGGCAACAACAGAGATCAAAAACGCAACACAGCAATTGAACAGATCGAAGAGAAACTTATGGAAGATTCAACTCTGGGCGGAAACGCAACAGATTGTCAGCTTCTAGAAGTGGTGATTCGAGAAATAGGAGAAAGTGATCCTTATGGTCAGGCCGCAATGGTATTCCGTTGTCAATACTTCTACAGTCGGACAGATGCCTAAGCTATAAGAAGAGGGTAAAACTATGGCAGAAACAAGAGGTACCGATGGTATCATCAAAGTCAAAGCTACTAAAAATGTAGATGGCTCAGATATCGCAGGCGAAACTATGACAGCTCTGCTTCACGTGACTAACTTTACACTTGAAGAAACTACAGAAACTATTGACGTGACAACGATGGGTGATGGACAACGTACTATTTTAGCTACGTTCCAAGGTTTCTCAGGCACAGTAGATGGTTATTGGGATGCAAGTGACACAGCTTTAGGCCACGCGGCAGATGAAGATCCAGCAGTACAAGCAGGTCGTACAATAGAGTTCGAACTGTTTCCAGCAGGAGCAACAGCATCTGATCACAGATACTATAGTGGTTCAGCAATCGTGACATCAGTGTCACGTACAGCATCATTTGAGGGTGCGGTAGAGGCCAGTATGGAACGTGCTGTTGATGACCTAATAGAAGACATAAATACAGATATAAAAAGGCAGACACCAGTGCGTACTGGGTTCGCTAGAAAACAATGGAGACAGACCACACCATATACATTTGGATATAGTGGCACAATAATCGAAAACAGAGCTCCTTACATAGCGATCCTAGATAGAGGCAGTAGCCGACAAGCACCAGATGGTATAGTACAACCTGTCTTGAATAAAATAGGTAAGGTAAGGAAACAAATATGACAAATACAAAAACATCAGTATTAGATAAAGCAACAGCTCATTTCAAAGAAGTAATGAGTGGTGATCTAAAAGGTCCAATTGACGTTCCAGAGTGGGACGCTAAGATCTATTATAAAGTAGGTTCAACAATGGCACAAGAAACACGTGTTATTGAACTTACACAACAGAATAAAACAACAGAAGCATTGATCGTGAGTCTAATTCAAAAAGCCTGTGATGAAAATGGAACTCCACTTTTCACAATGGCAGATAAACCAAGATTTATGAACTCGATTGATCCTAAAGTAGTTCTGCGTATCGTACAAGCTATGGGCGCAGATAATGAAGCGGAACAAGTCTTGGGAAACTAAAACGCCTGCCTGAAGTACTATTCTTGTACAGACTGGCAAAAGACTTGGGTAAGAGTGTCAAGGAGATACTTGAACTTCCTACTTTAGAACTACGTGGTTGGGTAGAGTTCTACGATATCCTACACGCAGAGCAGAAAAAGGCTGAACGCCGTAAGGGGAAGATTAGATAATGGCAAGTACATATGAACTAATCGTAAAGGCAGTAGATCAAACTAAATCGCCTATACGTAATATAGAAAAAGGTTTAGGCAGGCTAGAAAAAAAAGCTGATAGTGTAAGCACCAGCCTAAAAGCAGTAGGAGGCGCACTTGCGGCTTTCGTCACAGGTAGAACTGTACAAAGTATAGTAGGTATCACTGCCAACTTCGAAGATCTAACAGACACTCTTTCCGCAGTCACAGGATCAGCTGAAGCAGGCAACAAAGCATTCGCTAACATCAACAAGTTCGCAACCAAAACACAATTCGGCGTTGAAGATCTAACACAAACATACATCAAACTGGCTGGTGCTGGTATCAAGCCCTCAGAAAAACTACTAACAACATTCACAGATGCCGCGGCTGTCACAACAGATCAAATAGGATCACTAACAGCAATAACAGATCTATTTTCAAGAACTGTATCAGGTGGTCTAGGACTAGAAGATCTAAACAGACTACAAGACAGAGGTCTTCCAGTATTCAAAATACTAGAAGAACAAATAGGCATCACACGTATGGAAGTGTCAGAGTTCGGTAAAACTGCCGAAGGCGCTCGTAAGATAACAGAAGCACTAGCAAAAGGCATTGACGAAAGATTTGGCGGAGCTACACAAGGTAGATTAGATAACCTTAGTGTAGGTATTTCAAACTTTCAAATCGCACTACGTAATACAGCCAACACAATAGGTAATGAGTTCAAGAAAGAACTAGTAGATGCACTACTAGTCGCAACAGAATTTTTAGAAGCAAATGACGAGATAGCACGTACACTAGGCGTAGGTATAGGTGACGCAATCAAAGCAACCAGCGAAGCACTTCAATTCCTAGCACAAAACTTCGAAGCAATAAGAAACGCAATAGTAGCACTAGTGAGTGTGCGTATTCTAAGTTTCTTAGGTACACTAGCATCAAGGTTATCAGGTGGTATAGCTGGCGCAAAAGGTTTCAGTGGTGTAATGAGTGGTCTAGGTAAAGTACTAACAACCGTAGTAATGAGCCCAGTAAAAACACTAGTAGGTTTATTGACTAGACTAGGAGGACTACTAGGCAGAGGTGGTATCATAGGTGTAGGTGTATTCGCACTAACATCACTATTTGGCGGTCTAAGTGATCGTACAATAAAACTAGGCGAAACCACAGTCACATACGGAGAAATAGCCAACGGTGTATTCACAAAAGTAAAAACACTAGGCGTAGATGCTTTCAATAGTCTAAAAGAATCAATCAGTGGCGCACTACAAACAGACTTATTCAAAACATTCGCCAGTGCTGTAAGCACAGCAATCACAAATGGATTCGCCGCAGTAATAACAGTAGTACAAGAAGTAGTACTAGGGTTTCAAATGATAGGCGGCGCACTATTGAAGCTAAATGATATGGTACTGGGTGTATTTTCAGACATAGGATCATTCATAGCAAAATCAAGTGGTATAAGCCTAGAATCAGTAGGCGGGTTCGTATCACAAGCTGGCGACAAATACAGAGAACTACGTGACTCAGCAATAGAAAAATTCAAACAACTAACTGGTGGATACAATATATCAATCAGTGGTATGGTAGATGCTACATTAGGCTTCGCAGACCGAGTAATAAACACATTCCAGTTCGCAATAGAATCAGCTGGTGCAATAATTATGTCACTGCCAAACTTCTTTATACAAGTATTCAAAGGTATAGCAGGTGTACTATCTAATTTCGCAGATGGATTCATACAAAAGTTTTCAAATCTAATTGACGCAGTAAAACTAGTAGGAGAGTTCAAGTTCAGTGAAGCTTTCACTTTAGCAGGTAAAGATAGTGGATTTAGTTTCGCAGACAGCTTCAATAAAAACTTCAAAAATGTAAAAATTGAAGGACTAACAGACGAACGTGCAAAAGAAATATTCAATCAAGATAGAGTTTCAAATATAGCAAAAGCATTCGCAGACATTATAGCTAGTGACTTAGCTAGAATCAGCAAAAACTTCGAAAACAATAAAGATCTAATAAATTCTACACTAGATAAAATAGGTGAAGTAGATCTAACCAACTTAGAAGCACTAGAAAATAGATTATTAGAACTAGTACCAGAAGCTACAAGAAACGAAATTGAAGAAATAATCAAAAAACTAAGAGCAGAAGCAGAAGCCGCTAAACAAGCCGCAGAAGACACAGGCAAACTTGGCGAAGAAATGGAGAACTTAGAAGACAAAGGTAAAAAAGGCAAAGAAGCAGTAGATAAAATAGGTCTAAGTATGGAAGAATTGACCAAAAAGATCAATGATGCTATAGCCTTAGAAGATGCTAACCAAAGTCTATTCGAAAGTTTCCAAAAAACAGCACCAAGTGCAAGAGAACTAGCAGAAGCGGCAAAAATATTAGGTGTAGAATACAAAAAGTTCATAGGCCCTCTAGAACAAGCAGTAGATAAAACAAAAGAAATGGCCAAAAACTACGAAACTCTTATAACACAATTTGGCGATAGTGCCAAAGGTACAAGAGGATTTCTAATACTTCAAAAAGGTATGGAACAATTGGCAGATGAAGGTTTCGAACCAGCAATACAAAAAGTAAAAGAATATGAACGTAGTTTAGATGGCATATCAGAAATGATAAACACACGTTTCAAAGAAAGTATGAATACACTAGCAGATGATTTAGCAAGTAGTTTAGCCAAAGGTAAAGTAAGCCTAAACGATTTCAAATCATTCTTCGCTAACGTATTAGAAGACATAACACAAGAAATTATAAGGAGACGTATAACACAACCACTGGTAGATGAGATCGTAGGATTCGTTGATGG